ACGCCCTGGCAAATGGCGCGGCAGGGTTTGTAGCTATTGACACGGTTGTTGATTCAATACTTGTCGATACTGCCGATATGCAGCCAAAACTTGGCTCGCCTGCGGCTGATCTGGCGGCTGATATTGCAGCCGTGAAGGTAGACACTGCCGCAACACTTGTCGATACTGCTGAGATTGGAGCTGCCGGAGCTGGGCTTACGGCTTTGGCGTCTGCGGCTAATCTTGCAGCACTGAATGATATTTCAGTTGCCGACATTCTAACCACGCAGATGACAGAAGCATATTCCGCTGATGGCGCTGCGCCTACAATAACTCAGTCTCTAATGCTTATTCAGCAGACCCTCGGAGACTTTGCTATCGCAGGAACGACCTTAACGGTCAAAAAAGTCGATGGTTCAACCACGGCTGCTACATTTACTCTGGATAGTGCAACTGCACCAACGTCTATAACAAGAGCGACCTAAATGGCCCTTAATGTCGTAACAAGGGGGTTTGGCCCTAGTGCGTCAATTCCACTTGTCGTCACAAGGGGCTTCTTTCACGGGGAAGCAGTAGAAGAAGGGTCAAGCTCTGGAGTAAGGCGCTGGTATTCTACTGAACCGGAATTTGACAAGAAGAAGTTTCTTCATCTAAGGAAGATTAAACAACGAAGGCAACTTGAATCTCTCCGTCGCCAGATTGATGAAGAAAAGGCGAAGAAAGAAAGTCTCGAACAAATAGAACTGAAAACCCTCGAAAAGAAGCAGGTTGAACAGGAGATAAGACTTACAACGGCAATAGAAACGCCGTTTAGAAGGCTTGATAATCAAGTTAAACGAATTAGTAAGCTAAAGGATGAAATCTCCGCAACAAGCCTTGAGATTTCAAGAATAAAGAGCGAAATAGATTTAGAAAAGCAGTTTCTTGACCAACAGAGTCAGGAAGAGGAAATGGTAATCATGGCAATCATGATGAATGTTTAAGTTTTAACTAAAGGAAAATGGAGCAAACGTGACTGAGGAAGAGACAATGGAATGGCGGAGTCATCCGCTTACAAAAGCTGTATTCACAGACCTTAAAGCACTTCAAAGAGAATGCGAGAAGAACGCACTTGAACTTGCCTTATCAGGCAATGAGTCAGCAGGGTTAGCCTATCAAAAAGGACTTTATGATGCTTTTGAAAGTGTGATTGGCTATGAATAATTCTGGATATGTACCTGTTGAATACAAGGTTTTAATTTTACCAAAAGAGTTCAGCGAAAAGACTGAAGGTGGTATCTATATTGCTCCTTCAAGCGCTGAAAAGGAAAAGTTTGCCAATACTGAAGGCGTTATTATTTCAGTAGGAAGCTTGGCATTCACAGAACCAGATTGGCCTGTTAAGCCGAAGTCTGGAGATAAGGTCTTGTTTGATAAGTACGCAGGGTCATTAGTAAAAGGAAAAGACGGCGAAGAATATCGCCTTATTAACGATAGAGAAATCGTAGCTATCGAAGAGGAATAAATATGAGCGCAAAAGAGTTAGAAAAGGAAGAAGTTGAAGAAGTTACTGAAGTTGTTGAAGAAGCCGTTGAAGCTGAAGAAGATTACGATGCCAAGGCTTCTGAGATGGGTTGGGTGCCAAAGGATCAATGGCGAGGCGATCCCAAGCAATGGAGGCCGGCAGAAGAGTTTGTAAAGCGTGGCGAGAACATCATTCCTATCTTGAATGATCGACTCCAGAAGCTTGAATCAGACTTGAAAATTGCCGCCAAGGTTAACAAGCAGGAACTTGAGGCTGTTAAGAAAGAATCATACGAACGGGCAAAGGATGAGTACGAAGCAAAGATGGCAGACATTGCTGCCGCAGAAAACAAAGCCTTTACTGAGGGCGACCAGGAAACATGGGAGGCCATCAAGGCAAAGCGCGATACGATAAAGCCTCCACAAGAACCGAAGCTGGATGAACCAGAGGAACAGGTTTCACCTGAATTTGAGCCGTGGCTAAAGAAAAACCCCTGGTATACAAATGATTCAGAACTTCACGTATATGCCGACACCATTGGTGAAGGTATTGCGAATGTGAATAAAACACAGGGTAAGAGTTCCACAGATGCTGAGTTCTACCAGCAAGTAGAAAGTGCTGTGAAAGCCGCTTTCCCGCAAAAGTTTACAAATTCCAGACGCGAAGCCGCACCGGAAGTGGAATCTGCTACGGAAGCTCCGAGAAAAGGCGGCAAGAAGACTTTTAATGATATTCCTGCAAATGCAAAAGCTCAATATGACAGGATGAAAAAGAACTTTGAACTTCAGGGCAGGAAGTTTTCAAAAGAACAGTATGCAGAAGCATACTTTGAGGAGTAAGGAAATGGTAGGCAGACCGCGCAAGGTAGACAGGAAACAAAGAACTCCATTTGGAGTATTACGTCTCAAAATGAGCCTTGATGAAAAGACAAGGGCTTATCTTAAAGCGAAGGATTTAGTTCCAAGGTGGATCAATGATGTTGACCACGGAGGAAGAATCCAGAATGCGCTTGATGGTGGTTATGAGTTTATTGAAGCAACAGGAACCGAGGTAGTAGGAAGTGAGAATGTTGAAGCTGACAGGAGAATTAAAAAGCTTGTCGGATCACATCAGGACGGTAGTCCTAAGTACGCATTTTTAATGGCAATACCAAGGAAGTTCTACGAAGAAGATATGAAGGCAAAGGAAGAGACTAATAGGCTCGTGGACGATGCTATCAGAGGCGGAAAACCAAGAGGCTTGCAGGATCACAATATCGACCCGTCAAAGGGTTCGACTTACGTTAAGAACGTAGACTACAAACCATAAAGGAGGCCAAATATGGCTAATGCAACTGGCATTTATGGATTGAGGCCGGTTCGTCATGTAAGTGGAGCGCCCTGGAATGGAGCCGTAGTAAAATGCTACATCTCTTCTTCTTATGCGACTGCACTTTTCATCGGTGATCCTGTCATTCTTTCCCCAACAGCGGCAGAAAAAGATTCAACCGGTAAACACCCAACGATCAACAAGTCTGCTGGAACAGCGGGCATCTTGGTTAATGGCGTGATTGTCGGATTTGATGCACTGCCGAATGATCTAACCAAGAATTACAATCCTGCCTCGACTGAGCGTTATGCTTATGTCGTAATGGATCAGGATGTTGTGTTTAGCATCCGTGGTGATGGCGGCACTACTCTAACCAGCTTAGTACCTGGTCAGAATGCTGTCATGATCGCTGATTCTGCTGGATCAACAACTACCGGACTTTCCGGGATGGCCCTCGATGAGGGCACTACAACTGCACCTACTACAACGCAAAACTTCACCTTGCACATCCTCGCTATCACAAACAGAGAGGATAATGCGCTTGGTGACAATGCAGAGTATGAAGTGCTGTTGAATACCAACGAAAACGCTACTGGCCGGTTCCTCGGCATCACAGCGGCTTAAGGAGGCTATAAATGCCAATTACAACTGGTGCGCATCCAAAAGACCTGTGGCCTGGAGTCAAGGCGCATTTTGGAGCGACATACGATGAACACCCTGAAGAGTATTCTAAGTGTTTCGACCTTCAGACTTCAAACAAGTCTTATGAAGAGAGGGTTCAGTACAAGGGTCTTGGGCTTGCGCCTGTAAAGACTCAAGGTGCTTCTGTCTCATTTGAGGATACCTCGCAGGGCTACACTTCAAGGATCACGAACGTAACTTATGCCATTGGTGGTATTGTTACCCGTGAAGCAATCGAGGATGGACAATACGAGAACCTTGCTAACCGCATCGCTTCTCACATTGCTTTTTCCATCCGTCAAACTCAGGAAAATGTTGGAGCTAACATCCTGAACCGTGCTGATACCGCTGGCTATGTTGGTGGTGATGGTGTTGTTCTGTTGTCTGCTTCTCATCCTGAAGCGAGTGGCAATCAGAGCAACACGCTTTCTGTGGCTGCTGATCTGTCTGAGTCTTCCTTGGAAGATTTGTTAATCCAGATCATGAACGCTAAAGACAGCAAGGGTCTGAAGATTTCTCTGGCCGGTAAGAAACTTATCGTTCCGACAAGTCTTTCTTTCGAGGCAACTCGGATTCTTGACTCTGATCTTCGTGTTGGTACTGCCAATAATGATATTAACGCTGTACGTTCAATGGGAATGCTCCCAGAAGGCTGCATTGTTAATCATTACTTGACTGATACCGATGCTTGGTTCGTCAAGACAAATGCTCAGGAAGGCTTGATCTACCAGGGCAGGCGTGCCAAGGAATTTGGCAAAGACAACGATTTCGATACGGAAAATGCCAAGATGAAAGGCACTATCCGTTTCGGCGTTGGCTGGGCTGATTGGCGCGGTGTTTACGGCTCCGTTGGAGCCTAGTAACTGAGAGAGCGGGGGCTTCGGCCCCCGTTTCTTTTGCCGAACTTAATAGGTTTGGACATTCCACCCCACAGGGGTTATTAAGGAGACATAAATGCCATATTCAAATTACCCTGGAGGGTTCGCTAACGGAATTACTATCCGTGGCGTTCCTTTGACGGTATCAAATCCTGGCGAGACGTTTTGGGTTAATTCTTCATCTGTATTAGCCAAGGGCGGTATTGGCGGGTCAAATGGAAACGATGGCACATACCAAAAGCCATTTGCAACCATTGCAGGAGCATTGGACAAGTGTAAGGCATCCCGTGGTGATGTTATCATGGTCATGCCCGGATATACCCAGACTATCGCTGCTGCTGCCGGAGACTTGTATGATGTTGAAGGTGTAGCAATTATCGGGTTGGGTACAGGCGATCTTAAACCTACTATTACCTTGACCGCTACTGCTTCTGACATCGACGTTACTGCTAATAACATGACGATTCACAATATGCGCTATGTAAGCGGTATTGCGAATCTGGTTCATTGTCTACAGGTTACAGGCACTCATTTCCGAGTAGATTCCTGTGAGTTCATGTGTTCTGCTGCTGCAACTGGTATGTTGACGCCGATTATCACTACTGCTGCTGCTACAGGGCTTCAGGTTACTAATACGACCATCAACAATGAATCTTCGATTGCTGGCGTTGCTGTGACTGACGTTGCCGTTTCAGGTATTGAGACTCTTGCTGATAACACGGTTATTGAGGATAATAATATCCTTGGTAATTATTCCGTGTCATGTATCTATAATCAGACTACTGCTGCTGAAGGGCTTTTGATTAAGAACAACACCCTTCACAATGTTTCGACATCGGCTGCTGCCGGGGCTGTTTCACTGGCTGCTGGTTGTAGTGGAATGATTGTGAATAACAGGGCAATGGTGCTTGAGACTTCAGCTATTACTGGTTTGTTTATCAATGCGAACTGTGGGATGGCGGAGAACTATGCGGTGAACGTAGTTACCGAAACCGCTGGCTTGGTACACGCTGCATCAACGTAATAGGATCGGGGGCTTCGGCCCCCTTTCTCTAAAAATGGAGAACTAAATGCGACCTTTTGAAATTGATATTGATCCGGCAAACGTTGACACGAACGGATTATGCGCGGCTATTACCGGGGCAGGCCCATGGACTATTGCAGATGCAGAGTTTGTAGCTAATGACTCAGGTGACAGCCTTGCACACCAACTAAACCTTACAAGCGCAGCTAATCTTAGCGCAATAACGATGACGCTTGTAGGAACTGATGCTGATGGAAAGGCTTTAACAGAAGCTATTGCTGGCCCTAATGCCACTACAGTTGAGACAAGTGGCTACTTTCTAACACTTACAAGCGTTACGGCTGGGGCAACTCTAGGTGCCAACACGCTTGATATTGGCTGGGTTGATGAAGTACAGACAAAGACATTCCCTATTAACTGGCGTGGTGCCGAAGCTGCCTCTTATGCTGTGGATGTGTCTGGGACAATAGACTACACAGTTCAGGAGACATTCGAGGATATTCAGAATGTCACTTCGCCTGCACAGAACGCTTCATGGCATAACGTGACTGCCCTTGCGGCCAAGACTGCCGACCTGGCTTCTGTAGGAACTGTAAATGCTTCAGGCGTAAGACTTATTGTTAACAGCTACACGGACACGGCAGAAATCCAGATGCAGGTATCTCAGCATTGAGGGAAACATCACCACGCGGCAATGACAGTTATATTGCTGGCGATCCCTGGTATATCTGCGATGTATGCGGCTTCAAGTATAGGAAGTCGGAAATCAGGAAACGCTGGGATAATGCTATGGTTTGCAGGAAAGATTGGGAACCAAGGCATCCACAGGAGTTTGTGCGCGGGAAAAAGGAAAAGATCGCAGTTGAAAACGCAAGGCCGGAACCTACAGATGTTTATATCGAAACTCCAATTACGCAGGATGACTTATGAGCACTAGCGGGGACACCACATTTTCTGTCACTGAAAGTGACATCATTCATGATGCGCTGAGCCTTATTGGAGCTATTGATCCTGTTGAGAGCGTAGAGGCAGAAGATTACTTTATCTGTAGACGATTTCTCAACATGCTTGTCAAGCTACTGGCTACAAAGGCGAATCTGTGGGTTACAACAAATGTAGACCATACCTTAACCCCTGGAACGGAGAGTTATACTGTTGGGGCTGGTCTTAACATTGATACGCCTAAACCTATGCGGCTTATATATGCTATGCGGACAGACTCAAATGATATTCCTATAGAAGTTGTATCGCGTGATGAATATATGTCACTCCCTACCAAGGATACGCAATCTGCGTGTTTACAGATTTATTATGACAGGCAATTAGCCAATGGTGTTTTATATGTGTGGCCTACTGGAGACACCAACAACACTGCTTTAACATTGACTTTTAAGAGGCCATTGGAAGACTTCGATTTGAAGGCAAATACTCCTGACCTTCCTCAAGAATGGTATCTTCCTTTGGTTTATAACCTTGCCGTAAAGATTGCTCCTATCTTCGATGGAGTAGTCCCTCAAGACATCAAGGTTGAGGCAGAACAAATGCTTCTGGATGTAGAATCATTTGATGAAGAAGATACATCCATATTCTTTCATCCATGTTAATTGACCTCATAAACGGTTATGAAGGGAGGTCTAAGAGCACAGACACCGCTCGTCGAGTAAACCTTTATGCTGAGATAAACACACAGGGGAGTAAGAACAGGGCTTCTTTAGTGGCTACTCCAGGGACTAAGGCATTTTCAACCAACACGAAGAAGAATCGTGGTCTTGATGAGATGAATGAGGTTATGTATGCCGTTAAGGGAGACACGTTTTATGAGGTTTCCAACGTAGGCGTAGAGACTTCAAGAGGCACTCTGGCAACGTCTTCCGGTAGGGTTTCGATAACGAATAACGGAACTCAGATGCTAATAGTCGATGGAACTGAGGGGTATGTTTATACTCCTTCAACAACGACTTTCACACAAATTAACCGAGGCACTGTTGGAAGCGAGGGATTCCCACTCAAACCCCAGCATGTTGACTTTATAGACGGATTCTTTATCTGTAATTTCGGAGGTACTGGAAAGTTCGCAAAGTCTGGAGCCTATGACGGCATAGCGTGGGACGCTCTTGAGTTTGCAACTTCAGAAGGCGACCCTGACAATCTTGTAACGTTGATAACTGACCACAGAGAAGTTTGGCTACTAAACGCGAAGACAAGCGAAGTCTGGTACAACTCAGGAGCAGCGGACTTCCCGTTTGAAAGGATTAACGGCGCATTCATGGAATATGGATGTATAGCCCAGTGGAGCGTTGCAAAGAGTAATAACACGATCTTTTGGTTAGGGCAGTCTTATGAGGGTGGAAAGACTATCTGGAAGGCGCAGGGATACCAGCCTGTAAGAGTGTCCAATCATGCAGTTGAATACGCGATAGACTCTTATTCAAGAACCGATGATGCCTATGGGTTTTCATACACCGAAGAAGGGCATTCATTCTATATTTTATCGTTTCCTACGGAGGGAAAGACATGGGTATACGACTCGTCCGTTCCAGACCCATCCTTGGCGTGGCATGAAAGGTCATCAGAAAAAGGAATGTGGCTTGCCCATTCACATGTATGGGTCTATGGAGACCACTACGTTTCCGACTACAGAAACGGGAACATCTATAATCTGTCTCACACGGCTTTCGACGAATCAGGCGAAGAAATCATCAGGGACGTTTATACCAACCACCTTTATTCAGAAGGAGACATTCTCAGGGGAATGTCTGTTGAACTGGACTGCGAAAGAGGAGTAGGTCTTGTAACAGGGCAAGGCAGTGACCCACAGGCAATGTTAAGGATTTCAAAGGATGGAGGGAACACATGGGGGCCTGAAAGATGGAGGTCGATGGGGAAGATAGGCAAATACAAGCCTAGAGTTAAATGGAACCGTTTGGGAAGGGCAAGGGATGCAGTGTTTCATTTAAGAATCTCCGACCCTGTTAAAACGATTATCAACGCTCTAGTCCTGAAATGACACAACAGCAACTACAACCACCTCCATTAAGAGAACAGGTAGGTTCAAGAGTTTGGCTTCGCTGGTTCATCGACCTTCAGACACGCGTAGCAAATCAAGCGCAGATTCTATGGTCACAGATAGACTTCACAGGGTCAGATCACTCTGACATTGAAACCATTGGCGAAGCAGACGAAACATCCTCGGACACGACTAAAGATAAACACGTTTCAAATAATCAGTTAAAAGCAAACGCAGACAGGTTTACCGTTGTAGACGGCACCACGACGTTAACTGCTGGAGCTAGTCAGATCATTTTAGCCGATGCTACTTTAGGAGCCTTTACTATTACCTTACCATCAATTTCCGCTGCTGATAAATACCGTTATGTGATTAAGAAGATAGACTCTACATCTTCAGCGGTGACAATTGCCGCAGACGGAGCAGAAACGATAGATGGGCTTTCTACTCTGGATATAATCTTTCAATACGATTCTATGAGTCTCGTTCCCCACGGAACTGAGTGGAGCATTGTATGAGCTATATCGGGCAAAAGGACTTTGCTCTTGAGGTCGTAAAAGGCTCTGTCCCAAGTCATGCTCCTGTCTCGAAGTTTGGCAGGAACGATAGTGTTGGAACTACTTTTGTGCCTATCGCTCTAGGAAGCATTTACCAGACTCCACAGGTTGCAAGTGCCACGACTTTAAGGATCAAGGCTGGTGGGAATGCTAACGACACAGCCGCAGGAACAGGCGCTAGAGAAGTAACTCTACAAGGTCTTGATGAGACAGGGGCTTTAGTAAGTGAGGCAGTTGCAACGGCAGGGGCAAGCGCGTCTTCCGTTACTACAGCTACGTTTCTAAGACTTTACAGGGCTTTCGTATCTTCTTCAGGGACATACGCTACATCAGCGGCAGGTTCTCATGCGGCAGATATAGTCATTGAGAACGGTGCTGGTGGCACTGATTGGCTAACGATTGATTCGACTAACTTTCCAAAAGGCCAAAGTGAAGTAGGTGCTTATTCCGTACCAAGTGGGAAAACAGCCTATGTGAAGTTCTGTAACGTCACAATCGACTCAGGCAAGACATGCGAACTTATCTTTTTCCATAGGGGAAACATCCTTGAAACCGCAGCCCCTTATACGGCAATGAGAGCTAAAGCTGTATTAACAGGGTTGATAGCCAACATGGCCTTGGCAGGCAGGGGAATTTATCTAGGCGGGTTTGCAGGGCCGTGTGATATAGGGTTCATGGGAAGGGTAACAGCAACCACAGGCTCAATGGCCGTAGAGTTTGAGATGTATTTGGTGGACGATTGAGAAAGACACTAGAGAAAGCCTTAAATAAATATCTTGCCGACGCATCAGCAGTAGACTTCTGCCTGAAACTTTGGGACGTTATTCAGGTATGGGACGATCTTATTGATAGCGACCCTGTAAGCAATGAAGATGTAAACAAAGCATTCATAACATTAATGATAGACCTTCCTCGAAACCAGTTTTACAGAGCGTTTGAGGTTGATTTAAGACCGTTAATGATGAGTGCGATTCTCCAATGGCAGGTTGCCAACGAGTTTGAAAACAGCCCCGGTGGGGAAGATTTGAATAAGGCATATATGCTAAGGGCAGGTTATTACAACATTGTTCATTACTGTGTTTATTTAATTCACGGGACAGATATAGCAGAAAAATTAG